TGCGTCCAGGAGATGTTACTGTGGAGATAGCAGGAGATCCACTACCCGGACTAATTACCAATTGAGATACAGAACCAGAAAAACTGAATAAATCTAAAATTGAATCTGCCTTAAATTCTGGTAAAGTACCATCTGCATCTTGTTTTACAGATTTAATATTTTGTGTATTATATGCACGAACTTCGGTTACAGATCTTGAAGATTCGATGCCATTAATTAATAATGTTTCACCTTTAGCAAAAGTTCCAGAAGTCTGTCTTAAGAAAATTTGAGATGATGTTCCATCTCCATCTGCTGTTGCAAAACCACTGGCTCCTGTGCTTTTTCCTTTTACAAAAAAGGATTGTTTTATATCATCAGATGTGACGTTACTATTTAAAGTTAGTCTTGTATATGTTTGAATATCATATAATCTTAAATCCCAACTAGTAGTTGCATTAGCATATGCAGAATCTGTTAAATTAAATGAATATACTCTAGCCTCTCCAATTTGAGTTTCTAAACATCCAAATTGTGCATACAATTTAATTGTTTTTCTCAAATGTGCTAATCCACTTACATTATTGACTCTCAATATATTTCCCATTTCAAATGGGACTGTAACATTTTTAATATCTTCAGTGTCTCTTGGTTTATCTACATCAATAATAGTAGATGATATTTTTTCAATATCATACCCCTTAACATATGCCTTTCCTGGTGATATTTTTAATGCAGACAAATTATCTGAGGGAATATTTCCACTATCAGTCTGTTCATTGGAAAAATATACTCCATCATTACCTAATCTATCATTTAAAGATTCTTCCAAATCGAGATCAAATGGATTTACAGTATAGTTGCCGGACTCATCAAATGTTCTTCTCGCTAACTCATCACGAATCAAATTATAAGCAGTTTTTGTTGTTATCTTTTTAATTTTTCCATTTTTTAACCGCAATAACTCTACAAAATTAGTGTCATTAGTATCTGTTAATTCTCTTTTCGCAAGAGTTAATGTAATTTTTAATCTATCTGCGCCAGGTGATGTATAATTTGAAAATCCTTTTGCATTGTCAAATAGAGACTCATCTTCTTTCGCATTAATTAAGGATTCTTTAATTTCTAATCCAACTCTATATGATGGAGTATTTGTATAAAAATCTAAGAGAATTGTTTGAGTTAATACATTTACAAAATATCCTCTTATAAAGAGAATACCATTACCAATAGATGCAGATGATCCTACTGCAGTTGCATCAGAGTCGATAGTGGAGGCAAATGGTGTTCCCGAATTTATTGTTGTATTACCATAGACTATGTTTTTACTACAAGATAATAATTCACCATCTTGAAATTGTGAAAAATTCGAATTATTATCAGACTCTGAATATTTTACATATAAAGTTATATGCTCTACACCATCACTTTCTGTTGGTAAAACTACCTTTTGAACTCTAGCAGTGACTCCAGAAACCTGACCTGTTATCGTTTCTCCAACAAATTTGTCAATATATAACGATATATCAATTCCAAATTGTGTAGTATTTAATTTTACAGCATAAAACTGTCCGTCATATGAAATATTTCCTGGAACAACTATTGATCCTTCTTTAAATATATGAGTTCCAAATTTTTCTACCTGATTCTGAAGAATTGACTGTAAAGTCGTCAATTCTCTAGACTGAACTGGAAATCCTGGTTTAAATAAAACTTTTAAAAAGTTTTTTGTAGAGTCAAAATCATCATAGTATGGATTGACATTTAAATTTGTTTTTTGCGACATTTTTCTTTAGAATTCCAGAATAATTTTGATGTCTTCTTTTTGCCTAGAGTCTCTTGTTACAAGAGCACGATTATCAATGTAAATAATATCTCCTGTGTTTTTATTTATCTCTGGTTCAGCAACCCCTCCTGAGAAAGTTACTCCCAAACTCACTTGTTTAGATCCAACTGTTGTTGTAATTCCACTGAAATTTATATCAACTGATCCCGATATTGGGGTAATTGAATTTGTTGTTGAAGCAAAACTTACAACGCTTGCTTTTGCTGTAACATCATTTCTATCAGTTTGATCAAGAGTATTTCCAAAATTCAAAGATCGATCTTGATAATATTTTAAAACTCTTGTTTCTGTGTCATAAGATGCAATATAACCTCTAGCAGTTCCATTAATAGTGTCTTGAGTTATTGCTTCACCAATAGTAGGAGATCCACTAAATGTGCTATCCAACTTAATAGATCCTAATGAGGAGTATTGATTTCCGGTAAAAATTGTCCCTACCGAACTATATTTTTCTGGATTTTTAATAATTCCAACCTGAGCAAATTTAGTATCAGTTGGAAAATCTTTAGTAGAATCGTCAAATCTAGAATAAACTAAAACCTTATCGGCACCTAATTCTGAATATAAATCATAACCATGTCCTCTAGATGGAGGAATAATTGGAATTAATTTTGCTGGATTTGAAATATTTTGATTACTCTCATGTCCAAAATCAATGATTCCAAAGGTATATCCACTACCACCAGTAACAACTGTTGCTTTTGTAATCTGACCGGAGGTATTAACCTCAATATTTACCTTCGCTCCTACTCCATCTCCTTTGATAGCATAAGTTCCTGGTTTATATATACCACTACCCCCATTTTCAATATATACTGTTTTTATTTGGTTGTTGTTTACATTAGAATCTCCAGCATCTCTTACATTTTGAATTTGAAAGTCAGTAGATGATCCCCAATCATTTGGAAGAACAATATATTCTGTTGAATCAAACTTAACAATATCACTAGGAGATATGGTAAACAAATATTTCCAAATATACCCATCTCCACTGGTTCCTGCCACAGATGGTTCTAAATCTGTGAAGGTTGGTTCATCTTGAGATGTATTTCCATTTACATTAGATACTCCTCCAATATTACCATGAGATCCATTATAAAGACACATATAAACTCTAAATTCACTATTTACAACATAATAGTTGGTATCATAAAGTCTTGCACTCTGAGAATTTGGAGATAAATTAAAAATACTATAGTCATGACGATACATGTCATACTTAGTATTTGAAGTCCAGGAAACCTTTCTTACAATTCTTCTAACATTAGAACTGGTTAATTTTTCACCAAACAATGAAGTATTTCTATAATGACTCAAATATTGTTGATTATCAACAGGACTTGGAGGATTGAATGGAGGACTATTCCACGAAGTGCTTCTACCAAATCCCACAGGAGTAGATGTTGTTCCCGGATTTGATAATCCCAGAAAAACATAATATGAATTATTAATGTCTAATATAGAATCTACAAAATTATTAGCATTAGCAATTCTAAATTGGTCTGTTACTATAGCAGCCATATTACATAGTTTTTTAGATATTTATATTGTTTAATTTAGTGTTTCTGGAAGTGCACCTGTATTTCTAAGTCCTTCACCCCTTCTTTGAATTGTCGGGAAAGTTGATAATCCAACATCAACTGTTTTTCCAGAAACTTGAATGGAAATTGGAGAAGATGATCTTGAAACATTTTGGAATAATCCCCAAGAGAATTCACCAACCATATCTCCACTAGCAGATAATCCAGTAGTATCAGTTCCAGAATCAATATCACAGGTAATAATTCCAACAGAACCATTTGCACTTATAGCTCCAACTTTGTAAATATTATCCAAAAATGTTGTTCCGATACCAATAGAATTTGGAGGACTATCTATTGATGTTACTCCATTTCCAATTGTGGTGTTTTTAATAAGTATTGGGAATCCAACATCTAAAGTATTAGAACCACTATTGAAGATATTTGGAGATACGTCAAGTGTAAATTTAAGTGCTAATGGATTTCCTCCGTTTCCTGTAGTTGTTCCAATTCCAGTAATAGTTCCAGAGAACCCTTTTATATTTTCAATTTTACTCAAATTTTCAAGATTAACATTAGGAAGTGGTACGATAGTTTTTGGTTCTACTGTATAACCAAATCCGGGATTTGTTATTGTTGTTCCAGTAATTGCTCCACCAGCTCCTACTGTTGCAGTTGCAGTGGCAGTTGTTCCCACACCTACATTATGGGGATCATCAATCTGTAATGGATTTTGGAATTTAATATTAACAGTGGATCCAGTATATCCACTTCCACCATTTGCAATAGTAAGAGAAGTGACAGTTCCACCAGCACCAATTGCTGCAGTTATATTTGCCGGAGATGGATTTTCTTTGCCATCAACAATAATTGCACTGAATTGATATGGGCCAGATCCAAGATTATAATTAAAATTACTTACATCATCAACAAAAATTTCATTATCTGAAATGTCAATATTTTTAATAATTTTTGCAGTTGGATAAATTTGAGAAATTGTGGATTGTCTTTTTTTAGAAACAAATTCTCCATTAATTATTCTGTCAGTCTTCTGCTTTGTCCAAGACATTGGTTTATAGTTTATTTCATCAATTCCTTTTTCAACATATAAACTAGTTTCAAATTTATCTGAAGATGTTAAATCAAAAATTATTCTTTCATCTTGTGTATCTGTTCTAAGTGTTTCATTAATAGAGTCATTTTTATAAACTCTAACAGTATCACCTTTTTCTAGAGTTGGAATGACATTATCCACTTGAAGGTCATCTATTCCCCTTGTTCCTCTATAATAGAAAATATCAATTTTATCTTCTACTTTAGGTGGAGTAGTAAACGAGAATGATGTTCCACCATCAAATACATAAGACTCTCCAGGTTCTTGAAGAATTCCATTTAAAAATATTAGTAATAAATTTTGCAGATCAAAAGTAGAATCTTCAGGTTGATGGAAACTTAATAATGATCCATTATAAAATAGTGGAAATACTAATCTAAAACCATCTTGGAAGTTCTTAACAGAATCAATATAATCAAGTTCTCCAAACTGCCAAGAAGCAAAATTATCATTAAATACTTCTAATACTGTCAGTTCAAATTCTGATAATGGAGACGTTAAACCTGCAGCAGTTACAAGTCCAACAGGTTTAAATACATCACCTTTTCTGAATGAATATCCACTTCTTGTAATATTGAAATTATTTACAGAATGATATGTTGATCCAATACCTGTAGTCGAACTTGCTCCAACATTAACATTGAGTAGTAATCCAATTCCAGTATCTGTTGTTGGACCCAATCCAACTCTAGATACACCAATAACTTCGAGATTTTCATATGATGGTTCTGAAACGAATATTTGAGTTTTATTGGAATAATTAGATCCACCATTTGATACAGTAAATGTTAATGATCCACCTGCTCCTACAGGAGAAGCAGTTATTATCGCACCAGATCCGGTTCCTTCAGGATCATAAGCAGTAACACCGATTGATATTATTGAGTTATATCCAGATCCTACATTATCTGTAGAACCAGTTCCAATAGTGTTTTGAATTACTCCACCTACTCCTATAACTGCAGTGACTGCTGCTCCAACAAGTGGTGCATATCCCTGACCACCAGTAGATCCAAGAGAGATAATGACTCCACCTCTGGGAAGTTGATTTTGATTTATATCAGATTCTGATATAAAAAGACTAGTAGGATCTGCAATGTCTGTTCTAATTCCACTAAAAATAACGGAAGTTATTCCAGTTGGTGTAGTTTGTTCAACAATATTAAAATTATTCGATGGATTATTTTGAGTTGTTGGTGTTTGGAAAATTCCATTAATGAATACAAGTCCATTTCCACCAGTTGTTCCGATTCCAGTAGTATTTGCTCCACCAACTGTTAATGTAAAATTTCTACCAATTCCAGTAAAATCTTCAGAAATATCATCAAAAATTTCATTTGTAGTATAATCTTTCCTAAGGAATACTCTTCCAGTAAAATCGGAAGTTTCAAATTTTAGATTATTTTCAGTTCTAGTAATATTTGAATTTCCCCTGGGTGGATTTGTAAAGAAGATACTATCCCCAACAATATTGTAAGATCCCCTGTATATTCTTGTTGAAGTTGCATCAGTATGTGATGCTGCAGTTGATCCTACATGACCTCTTTCAACTTCAACTATTGTAGATGATCCTATACCGGTTACTGGTCCACTGGCAGTTGTTCCAAGACCAACATTAATAACCTTCATATACTCATCATCAATTTCTAGAATATCACCTGGTGATATGCTAGAAATTCCACTCAAGGCAAAAGTAGTATCTGTTGCAGAAATACCCCCACCATTTCCAGTTAATGTTTGAGAAATTTTAGTAAAAGCAATTGGATATTGAGCAATATTATCGATGGTAATTAATGCTTTTTCATTTCTCTTTGCCATTGCAAATTCATGAAGATTTCCACTTCCTAAACTAGTAAAGGTTACAGCAGTTCCAGATTTGACGGTTGATATCGAAAAATCATCATTATTATCAACGACAGCAAAAACTTGTGTTGGAAGAGTTGCAGTTACAGATCCATTTTTGTAAGTCATTGGAGTTGATGTCACTCCAACAAATGTTGATTTTGGAGTGTATATTAATTCCTCTCCATCACTGAAAAAGTGATTATTAATTGAGAACTTTCCGGTAGATGGATTGAGAATTGCAGTATCTGCGGGATCAAATTTCTTAGAAAAAATTGGAGTTTTATCTGAAGTTAATACAAAATTGTCTCTATCAATACGATCTCCGTTTATTGCTAGATAACGACCAGTATTGACAGTTTCAATAGATGTGCCATATAAAAGATCTGGAGCCTGATTTAAAATATCCGCATCAGTATATAAACACTCACTAAATGATTTTATTTCCAAATCACCACTAAAATTAGAATCTGGATAAAATTTTAGTAATACATTACTTCCATCATATTCTCCACCAAATGTTCCAATACCAATTGCAGTATCAAATGTCTCAATACCAGATGCTGAAAGAAATGCCGATTGTTGTATATAAATGTCGGTTCCATCTTGAACCATCATAATTTGTTGAACTGATTTAGTAGTTCCAATTCCAACTTCAACTAAAGATTTGGAAGCATCGAATAAGTTTTTATTCAAACTCAAGAATGACGTAGATACTCCATAAGTTGTTGTAGAAAAACTTGCTTCATAAATTGCAGATCTTTCACTACCTTCAGGTTGATTTGGTAAAATATATCTAAAGGTTCCAACACCAACAGTAGTTGTTCCAAATCCAACAATTCTTGTCTTTACAATTACATCTTGATTAGATTCATTTGTATAAGTTAAATTAACTATACCAGAGTTCATATATGCATCAAAAGATCCTAATGAATTTGATGATCTAGAAAATCCTTCAGTATCAAAATAAAATTCTGAAGTAAATACGTCAGTTCCATTGTGTGTTAAATATAATTCAACAAAATTTGACTCTCTAGATGATTCTTCATACACTAATGCATTTACATGCAATGATTCAAATTTATTAGTATCGAAACCAATAACAATACTAGAAATTCCTACAGAAACTTCTTGACTGCGAGATGTTAAATCAATAAATCCGATAGATGTTGTTCCAACACCAACCAATTGACTATCAAACTTTTTGTCAATATATTTAATATCATACTCTGTATCATATGGATCTTTAGGAGTAAATCTAATGTAAGTGTCTCCAAATTCATCATCTTCTATTGAAAAATCTCCATATTGTTCTCCATCAATTGTAGTTAATCCAGATCCTACATTGACTAATGATTGTTTTTCTAAAATACCAATATTTCCACTTATGAGATCTTTCGCATAAATTAAATTTGTTAATTGAACTTGATTTTTTCCACTTACATCAGATACTTTAAAAAGATAATTATTATAAGATTGAGAATCTTCAATTTTTAATAAATCTACAAATTCTGAAGGATTGTCATCAAAATTTGAAAATTGATCTTGAATATTATCAACTTTTAAAACAATGTTTGATTTAGATTCATTATAATTTGTTAAATTTTTATTTTTTAATTTTAAAAATTTAGATTTATCTTTAACAATATCCAAATCAACATCTTTTACAAAATCAAAAATATTAATAGTATCGACTCTGTTTTCTGAAACATAGTCTTTAATTATTGTGGTTGCATTGGAACTAGTTTTAATTCCTATTTTTTTACCCTCATCAGACATTACTACAGTGTCTGAGAAGTTTTTGATTCCTATTGAGTGAACTAAACTATTAACGGGTGTTCTAATATCCTTCCATTGTTGATTACTCCTGATAGAGTATGACATATTTTGATAATAATCGTTATTAGCAAGAACTTGATAATCTTCACTCAATTTTCCAGTTTCTTTTTCCCAACCTTCATCCTTTCTATTTGAAAACTCAATTTCATAAAGTCCATTATATTTTTCTATAGATTCGATAGTGGCAATATTTCCAGAAATTTTACCTTTAATTTTTTCACCAACAGAAAGATCATAAGATCCAAATACTTTGAGAGTTTTAGAATTATCACTTGTAGTAACTTCTAAATCAACTTCTTCATTATTAACTAATAATTTCTCTCCAATTTCAAAAATTGATGGTGTTAATGATATTGAAAATGTGGGATAATTATTTTTGGATACAATTGTTCCAAAAGAATCTTGAATTACTTTTGCAGTTCCCGTATTTGTTCCTAGTCCAGAAATACTAATAGTTACTTCATCATCAGTAATACTACCGACATTATTTTTATTCTTGTAATCAGTTACTTCAAAGAATTTATATCCATAATCACTAGAATTAAATCCATCACCATCTGTTCCAATTTTTACAATTCCTTCAACAAAAACTTGCTCACCTATCGCAAAAGAATCTGTAGAAAATCCTGAAACAGAAGGTGTAGTTAAAATACACGTAAAAATACCGGTATTTGATGATTGAACTTGCTTAATACTGATTCCATTACTGTTGTTAATTGTGAAAATCTCTGCTGATTGATCAGATATACCTTTTGGAGAAACGTCAATTTTTAAATTTGTAATTGAATTACCAGTCAATATAGGAACGATTGCCCCATTATCCAATGACTCTCTAGTATCATTATTGACAACAACTATTTGAGGTGCAAAAACATATCCAGATCCTCCATCAATTATGGTTGCAATTCCAATAGTGTTCGAATCTTTTAATTGAATTTTAGGTGATATGAAAGCCTCTGGTTGTAAGGTCTTATCAGAAGAATATTCAAATCCCTCATTAATAATTTTAGTATCTTTAACCAAACCAATATCATTAGAATTTAAAGAAATAGATAAATTTTTCCCGAAAGTTGAAGTTGTATTTGACAAAACAGGTAACTTTTTGTACCCAGAACCTCCAGATAATAAATGTATCTTACTTGCAGAACCAGACGCACTTAATGAAGTAGTAGTATATTCTAAATTATCACATTCTGTAGATGCATAGGATAATTTTTCTGGCAATTTCTGTAAAGAAATTTGAAAATCTGTTGTCGAAACACCAGAAACAGTATAAGTTTGATTATATAAACTATCTACAAACAAAATTTCAGAATAATTACTCACATCAGTATCGGAAGAACTAATAAATCCAGATTGTTCTAAAGAATAGTAAAGTTTTCTTGGTAGTTCAGAACTATTTTTTATTGTGAACGTTGCATTGGAAGATCCTATTGTTCCAGAACTTTCTAAGTTAAAGGTGCTTGTAGATCCGGTAGAAACAAATTCATTATTAAAATCTTGATCGTAATAAACTTTAAACTCATGTCCAGACAAAGAAGAGTCTGATAGATCAAACACTAGATTATTATTTTTTACAGATTCTATTCTAGGATTAATTAGGGAAATATACTGTTCTGTTGAACCAGTATAAGCTATACCCACTGTGATTGGTGGATTTTGTTTGGAATTGATAAGACTTTTACTTAATTTAATCCTGTCAGAATTTACTTTGTAAATATAGTAATTACCAGTTTCTACACCAAAACTAATAAGTGGAATAGGATAACTATCAGGAGCACCAATAATTCCGTCCACTATACGATTTACCATTAAAATATCACCGGTTGCTGTGACAGCACCACTACCATCCATATCATAACCTGTAGTAAAAGGTGCAGTACCTGATGTAGCTGTTATTCCACCATTATTGGTGATAAAAGTTCTGATATCACTAGCCGTTGTTCTTGTTGCATCTGTTGGAAAAGTAATACCAGTAATGAGAAGATCTCCAGTAAAGACTCCCAATGCTTCTCTGATTAATATAGTTGCATCATTACTAGAGACAACACCATCACCATCCATATCAAACTTGTCATAATTATCCCAGAAATAATCATAAATTTGTTGTGGTAGAATTCTAGTAGCATTGGGACTAATAGCTTTATTTGTAAGAGCAATTCCTGCAGATACTGACAAAGTTCCACCACCATTGCTATTAGGTGTGACTCCATCGGTACCATATCCGATTTTATTCGTATTTCCATCAAAATAAATCTTGTCTCCAGTATTAAACTCGTGAGAGGGAAGAATGATTTCACTGGTTATTGTGTCAATACCTGTATTTCCAAATTCTATTTTATTAATTTCAAGATTTCCTGTGATTAAATTTTTATATAATTTGATAGAAGTTGATGTTCCTATCCCAACAGAAAGATTTGGTTCTACATTCAGTTCAATTGAATCTCCAGTAGTCAATCCATGAGCGGTTGATATTGAAACAGTAGATATAATTTTTTCAACTTTTGCAGTCTTCTGTTCAAAATTACTTTCAAAATAATATTCATCACTATCATCACCATTACTTCTAAAATAAACTTCGTCACCCGTTCTGCTAATTTTTATTCCTATGGTATTTGGTGACTTATTTACAGCAAAAACAGTTGTTGGTAAGGAAGTTGGAATTCCATCTGGTGTACTTGAATATTGAATAATACTATTTCCATTTCTATTAAATGTAAGTTGTTGATTAGTATAGAAGGGGTGATTTACCAGACTAATGCTTTGAGTAGGAATAGATTCCTCAATTAATTCATTTCCAAAATTAAATGATGTTGAATATCCAACTCCTGCTGTTGTACCAAGTCCAACAGACTCTTTTGGATTAAAATAAATTTTATCATTAGATTTTGAATCAAAATAATTAAGTTTTTTATCTATTGTAAATGTTCTTGATTTGAAAGATACTGCTGTCCCAACAGTATGTGCAATTCCAGAATCACCCCTCTTAACTCTCAAAACATTCTTATTTTGATATACATTTAATATTTCTAAAGTTTCTGTTCCAATACCAATACTGCTACCAACTGAAACTTCGGGTGGTATTTGTGTCACATAAATTTCAGTTGTTCCTGCACCAGAGGATGATGCAATTTCTGTTGTCAATCCAGAATTTGGAATAGTTGAAACATTAATTTTAAAATAATTATTCAGATTAGTAAGTTGAGAAGTGCTAAATCCAGATATAGTAACATATTCATTATTAGATAATGTATGGAAAGGTGATATATTAACTTCTATTTTTCCATCATTTCTCCAAGTAAATAATGCATTATTATATACTTCATTAGAAGTATTAATATTATTAATAAACTTACCTTTTAATGAAGATATATTAGCAGAAATTCCTCCACCATTTGTATCAGTATTATCAAAAACTAAAGTATCATTTACTTTATAATCTTCTCCAGAATTTATAATTTCTACAGAAGAGACAGATCCTTGTTGAACAGATTCGATATAAATTTTTTGTCTTTTAATTTCATTACTTTCGATGATAAAATCATTATCTGCGTTTAATTCTGAAATTTTATATGGTAAAGTATTTCTGGAAAGAGATGAATTATTAAAATCAAATTTTTGATCTAAAGTTTTATTTTGCTCAATTGTATTTGATCTAAAAGAATTTCCAATGAAATATGGGAACTCTGGATTTCCATTGGCATCAATTGTGGCATAGTATGCATATACTCCATTTGGAAAATCTAGAGTTTTTGCAAATCTTCCATTATTTCTATCAAGATCACCATTTTGATTATCATATTTGTAGTCTTCAATAAAAGAACCGAGAGGAAATCTTGTTATTGATGGTCTATCTGAAATGTTAGATACACTCTTTGTGTATCCTGTTGTCATAATTTTAACATCAGAACTTGTATCTTCAGGATTTTCATATGAATATGATCCATAAATTGGATTTCCATCATATGCCCACCCAATGATACCTGACGGATTTTGAGATGAACTGGCAATATCATTAAATGAATTTCTTAATGTTTCAAAATAACCAGTTACTGAATATGTCAGTTCACCATCTTCATCAATTAATATTTCATTTTGCTGTGTAGGTAATTTCTCAACTTGATTTATCGTGAGTGATCTTATAGATGAGTCTAAAATTGCACCTTTTCCGGATGGAATAACTTTAATAACACTTGAAGTGGAATATCCAATTCCAACTTTAAGTATTTTTACGTCACTAATTTTTCCATCAGTAATTACCGCTCTTAATTTAGCACCAATTCCAGATCCCGTTGGATCAAAAACAACCAAATCGGGAACTGAAAAATATTCAGATCCTCCAAATTGTAAATTAACTTCATTTACAGATCCATTTACTATGATTGGTTTTAAAAACCCATCTTTTCCTGTCTTGAAAGTGAAAGATGGTTTTTTCTCAAAATTTAAAATATCTGAACCATACTTAGTTCCTTGTTCATAGAGATAAATTTGTTCAATACTTCCCTTGATAATAGGTGTGGCAATTATGGATTGCGATTGTGTTGTTGTTCCTAATCCAACAGATGTGAATTCGACAGATACTTGTATATCTGGATATTTAAACTGATGAAAACCAGTTCCTACAGATTCAAAATTTACAAATTTATTTTGCTCATAATTTGTTGAAATTGTTCCTCCAATACCAGCATCAGATAATCTAAAAGAATTATCATCATTTTTTAAAATGTAATATTGATTGGTTGTTGTTAGACCAGATATAGATGATCCTATTGAAGAGTATTCAATTATTTCACCATCAGAAAATCCATGGTTAACAAAATTAATTGTTCCATTATGTGTAGAAATTCCAGAAGGTTTTACTAAAAGTTTTCTATTTGTGAATTTTCCTCCATCTAAAACTTTTATCTCAGATATTGTTTTCTTTGCATTTAAAGTTGTAAATTTTTGTATTCCAGTTAAAGATGATGACTCAAAAGAAATGGTATTAATTCCAGATTGAAAATCTTCAAATGTATTGAATAATTTAATAGTTGTATTATTATCTACTTTTGCAAAATAATTAGAATTGTTAATTAGTGTTGATAATCCAAGTCCAATAGTAACACTACTATTTCCATTATTTCTATAAGTAATTTCTTCCCCATTAGTAAAATTATGATCAGTTAAAAATGTAATCTGTGGATCATCGGTAGTTGTGCTTATACCTCCACCATCAGTTGTTTTTCTTGCATCAAATAATACTTCTCTCCTTCTAGTATTAATTACAGGTTCAAATAATCCACCAGATCCATTCCCTCCCGTAACATTAATTGATAAAATTTCATTAATATCAAACTCTTGAGTATCTACAAAAATATCTTTGATAGTTCCAGTAACCACTGGTTGAACCAATGCCGTGGTTCCAAGTCCAGCAGAAACTTGAATAGATGGAGGACTGACAACATCAAATTCAGATCCCCCATTTAAAACTTTAATTTCTTCTAAAGGTCCAAAGTAAATTTTATCGAATGTCTTATAATTTGATATTTCAACACCATTAATTAACATTCCAATTTTTCCTGGATTTGTTAATTCTCCAGTTCCATTTTTAATATTTGGTTCTAGTGAAAATTTCTTTAAAACTTTTTGTGGATTTATTATCTCCGACTTTTGAGAAGATAAGATAAATGTATGAGTTTCTAAAGTAGAAGTTGGAGAATCAAATTGAATACTATTAGAATCTGAATCTAAGAATGATGAAGATGTAAAAAGTTTTATTTTTCTAGGATTATTGGTCGAAACTTTTACAAAGTATGATCCATTTGATAACCCTATGAGAGGTGTGCCAGATGCTTTATATTCAATTTTTTCACCACTTATGAAAGGAATATCATCATCAAATAAAATGGAAGTGTATAAACCTGTTAGAGAGTTCCTATCTTCAAGACTTCCAGAATTTGATGAAATTTGTGCCTTATATAATTCTTTAGTTATTTGATAACTATAAGAATTCATAAATCCATTTCCCCAAGAGGGAAGTGAATTTGAAGCTACGTATGCAAAATTGTTATTATCAAAATAGACATTTTGAACATCGGAAATAATTGAATTATTTCCATATTTAAAGTTAACAGAACTACTATTTGATTTTTTAATCTTTCTCCTTATTTTGTAGTTTGAACTTAAGTTTGGGGAAAAAGAACTTAAGTTTGATATCTGTATGGACTTAGAACCAACAGATATATCCGAACTGATATATGGCAAATCTGAAGTGGATGTTGGATATACAACAGTATTATTAGAAATATCAATAAACTCTACAAGATCACCCTTTTTAAATTGAGATCTGTCAACTGATGTTTTTAATGTGACTGTTGCACCATCAAATTTAGAAACACTCACAGAAGAACTAGTATTATAAATCCAAGAGTTTGCAAATATTTCTTTATATGTTTTATTTTCTCTTGGATTTTTAACTAAAGAACCAACATTTTTAACAGTTATAATTTGACCTTCATCAACAGAAATAGATTTTGATTTTTGTACAAAATTTGATAATACTCCGGTTAATCTAAGAACTACTTTATTTTCAATATTACCATTTTCATATGAAAAATAAGTATCATCGGAAAAAATATTATCAGTTGCAGAAATATTTTCAGAAATTCCAGAACAATCTAAAAATTGATTTATACTCTTATCAGCATAAGTTATAATATTATTACCAGAATATATTGTTCCCGTTTGACCAAATCCAATTGTAGAGTCTACTGATATTACGGATGAACCTACACTTACATTTTCAAGAACTTTTGAACTTGGAGTAATGATAAAATTACCCTTAACATTACTATTATCTCCATACCCAACGAATAATCCTATTTTAAAATATTTTTTTTGATTTCTTGTAAATATCTCAACAGAAGATACTGGAGCATTTGTTTCAGAATTTGTGGTTTTGGTTAAAGTTTGTCCAACTATTTTTGTAGGATCACCACTTATTACTTCAGCTACACATATTTCCTTTCTAATAAATCCAGCATCTGAAGGTTTTATTAAATAATCTTCAAGATTAATTACTTTAGGAGTTTCTCCATAAAGAACATTAAATAATATTCTGAATGAATCATCTGTTCCTTTTGACTCATAAAAAGATCTAGATTCTTTTATAAAGTTTCCAACATTAATTCTTGAATCAAAAACTCTATCTTCAAATCCAGGAGTATATGTAAATTTTATTTTTTTATAAAATTCATTTAAGAATAAAGAACTCAAATTTTGAATATTTGATTCTGATGTATGAGAAGATGCTGTTGTTGTAGAAAATACTAGTTCCTCTTCATTTAAATTTTGATGATAACTAGTTATACCACTAAATCCACGAACACATCCGGTAAAGGTATTTGTAGTAAGTCCAGTATATGTAATAACTTCATCATCAATCTTTAATAGACCATATTGATTTGGAAATCCTTTTGTGCTAGAAACTGAGATAATATCACTAGATGCAGTAATATCTCCAGATAACGTTGTTGATCCTACAATAACCTCTGGAGTGAGATTATCTACTTTTAGATATTGATCTAAATTTTCTACAACATCAACCGGACCTCCCTGATACTCTTGAGAGATATAATATTGCTTTAAAAAATCAACAGTCTTTGGACTTTCACCCAAGACATATTCTGGCAATTGATTTGAAACTATATCCTGAATCTTAACTCTAGATTCAATTCCGGTTTGTATCATATTACTCTCTGATTAAACTTCCGTTAGAATAGCTTGATGTGTAGAAATCTCTACTAAAGACAGTGCCTGATATTTCATCTCCGGACGAAATAACATCTTTAATCATATTTATTTTAGTTTTTGAAAGATCAAAATTCAAATAAAGATCTCTCAAACCAACCACATCATTGGATTCTGGAAAACTTTGTATTTCTATTACATTATTTGGTTTTACAGTTGATACTATGTTTACTGTTCCAAGATTTATCTCACCTTTAATATAATCAACAGTTCCTGCAGATTTTGAAACAACTCTTACAGATCCATCTGGTAAATTTTTAACAATAGACACAATTCCCGTTCTTTTATCTGCATTTGGAATATCAGTTAGATAAACAATATCACTTTCTCCTGCAATTCTAAATCCCGTAGATTTGATATTTTTACCCTCTTCAGAAACGTGGAATTGATTTCCAAAACATAATTCGTATTGTGCAAATTGATTTAATAGAGCAAATAAATTTCTCCTCATTTTTACTCTTGTGATATTAGATGTAATAGATGAATCTGTATCATCAATTGTTCTGAGAACTTTACTATATCTAAATCTACCTCCAAATTTATTTAAATCTGTAGATTTTGAGTAATTTGTAAGTGAATTTGATATTTTTGTTTTTAAATTATCTGGTGTTGATGTCATAGAGTCATTATAATAAACAAATGAATCCAATTCAATATACAAAAGTTTTAAATCTACAATTTTTTGATTAATACCAGAAATTGAATATTGTTTTAATTTTGATAAAATTCTAGTTTTATTAAAATCAGACACCAGGAAACCATTTTTTGGTTTAATTGAAATTTGCACAGTTCCAAATTCTGGAGTATCCAATTCCTCTCCACCAACAACAGATACAGATTCTGTATCTGGATATATTGTTTTTATAATAGATTCATAATCTCTTCCAGTAACTGCTCTATTTTGTGCAGAATATATTCTCGGAGCAAAATATTTAATGGAATCTACAGATTCTATATCACCACCATTTTGAGACTTCTGTGTTGTGATGACTGTGAATGGATTTGGTATTTCTACTTTACCATTACTATCAACTATTTTTCCAGAAAACGAAAATCTATTAGCATCATTCCCCTCTTTTCCATCTGTAACAAGATAGTCTACTGTAACAATTTCACCACTTTCTAATTTTCTTCCTATTAATCCATCACCAAATAACAATTCATATTTTTCATCTTGTATTTCTTGAAGTAAAAATACATAGGATGATCCAGTA